GGCACAGGCTAATCTGCTACAACGAACTTACGAACAGGAATTCTAAACATGTTACAAAAACTATTCACAATCTACGACTCAAAAGCTGAAAGCTACTCTAACCCCGTATACTTAAACTCTACCGGCCTCGCTGTCCGCACATTCTCAGACTCGGTACAAGACCCTGAGTCTCCCTTCGCCCAACATCCCGGCGACTATACCCTATTCGAACTGGGAACTTACGATGATTCAAACTCAAAATTCGACCTCTTATCAACCCCAAAATCGTTATTCGTAGCGATTGAATTTGTCCAACCTAAGGAATAATAATATGAAATCCGTAATGTCTCACAACTTCAGCCAAATCCCCAAAGCTGATATACAACGATCGTCTTTCGATCGCTCTCACGGCGTAAAAACTACGTTTGACGCCGGAAAACTAATCCCTATCTTTGTCGACGAGGCCCTCCCCGGCGACACCTTTAAACTCAACATGACTGCCTTTGCACGTCTTGCCACACCCATAAACCCCATCATGGATAACATGTATATGGATACGCACTTCTTTTCAGTGCCTATGCGTTTACTCTGGGATAACTGGCAAAAATTCAACGGGGAACAAATTGATCCCGGCGACTCCATCGATTACCTAATACCTACTACCTCGGCTCCTGCCGCTGGTTACGCCGAAGGCTCAATGTCCGATTACTTCGGCATACCCACAAAGGTCGGAGACCTTGAACATTCAGCGATGTGGCATCGCGCCTACAATCTCGTCTGGAACGAATGGTTCCGCGACGAAAACCTACAAGATTCACTAAACGTCTCTCGTGGTGATGGCCCTGACCATCACAGTGACTTCTCTCTACAACGCCGTGGCAAACGCCACGACTACTTCACATCTGCCCTTCCTTGGCCGCAAAAAGGCGCAGCCGTCCAACTTCCCCTGGGAACTTCTGCACCAGTGGTTACCGATGCGTCCCTGGGCGCAGGTAATGACATCGGAATTTATTCCAAATTCGCTGGTGACCACCGTGCTATGTCTACCAATAACGGCGCTTCCGATGTATTCCTTGGCGCAGTCTCCGGCGCTAGCGCAGCCAACGCTATGTATGCTGATCTCTCAGACGCTACCGCGGCAACAATCAACGAACTACGTCAAGCGTTCCAAGTTCAACGCCTCTTAGAACGTGATGCCCGTGGCGGCACTCGATATATCGAGCTTATAAAATCACACTTCGGCGTCTCATCTCCAGACGCACGACTACAACGCCCCGAATACCTCGGCGGCGGCTCTACCCCGGTAAACATTACCCCGGTAACTCAACAATCTGCCTCTGATGCTACAACACCACAAGGCAACCTTGCAGCTTTCGGAACCGCAAGCCTACATAATCACGGTTTCTCAAAATCTTTTACCGAACACTGCATCATCATTGGCATGGTCTCCGTTCGTGCCGATCTAACTTATCAGCAGGGCCTTAACCGTATGTTCTCGCGTTCTACACGCTATGACTTCTACTGGCCTGCACTCTCCCATCTTGGCGAACAATCTATTCTTAACAAAGAAATTTTCGCAGATGGAACCGATACCGACGAATCCGTCTTCGGCTATCAAGAACGCTACGCGGAATACCGCTATAAACCTTCTACTATCTCATCTCTGTTCCGCTCTAATGCAACAGGATCTCTAGATGCTTGGCATCTCTCGCAAGACTTTGCGACTCAACCACAACTTGGGCCTACATTTATTGAAGACAACCCACCAATAGACCGAATTGTCGCGGTTCCTTCGGAACCCGACTTTCTCTTCGATTCTCACATGTCATTACGATGTGTACGCCCTATGCCTGTGTACTCTGTACCCGGCCTAATCGACCATTTCTAAGGAGATTACTATGTTACCAGCATTACTGGGTGGCGCTCTTAGCGCCCTCGGTTCTGTCCACGGAGAACGTATCTCCGCTGGCAGTTCCGCAAAACAAATGCAGTTCCAAGAACGCATGTCTAACACTGCTCACCAACGTCAAGTCAAAGACTTACGAAAAGCGGGCTTAAACCCAATCCTATCTGCTGGCGGCAAAGGCGCCAGCTCACCCTCTGGAGCCTCCTATCAAGGCGACACTTCTAAGGGTGTAAAAGCTACTGCTACCGCAATGGCTGCACGTCGTCAAAAACAAGAACTTGTTAATATGAAGGAAACTGAAAATCTAACCAATATCCAAGGCCATCTTACGAGCCAACAGGAACGGAACGCCTACCGTCAAAACGACGTAATTGCGGAACAATTTAAACTTGTTCAGTCCCAAGCAAACTCTGCAAAAGTTCAAGCTGAACTAGATCAAATGGATCTAAACCTCTGGAAAAAACTTCCAGATGGTGCACGAGTTGCTAAAACACTAATCAGATCAAGGTAACTACCATGAAAACTAAAACTGAACCAAAAATCACGGACATCCAATTTCGTACCGCTTACTCTCCGCATGTCCGTGTCTCTTTCCAGACAACCGGACCTTCTATGACTAAACAGTCCTTTAAAAACGAATGTGATGTAAATAACATTCTAAAAAACTATAATAAAACAGGCGTAATGCCTGAAAACTATAACCCCGGTGAATACCGGGACCTCGACGGAACCGACTATCAGGAGTACATGCAAACCGTCGCAAGCGCT